GTAACTAATGCATTAAACGCATTGTCTTCATTATATGATGAAGGTTTTAGAAAAGTTTATTGGGTTGCTGGTAGTGATAGAGTTAATGAATATCAAATTAGACTAAACAAATATAACGGCAAAAAAGGATCATTTGGATTCTATAATTTCGATGGTGGAGTACAAGTTATTTCTGCTGGTGAAAGAGATCCAGATGAAGAAGGCGCAACTGGTGCTTCAGGTACTAAGCAAAGAGAATTTGCTCAAGCTAATAACTTTCCTGAGTTTGCTAAAGGTTTACCACCTAAAATGTCTAATGGCGATGCTAAACGTTTATTTAATGATGTTAGAAAAGGCATGGGCCTTAAAGAACAAAAAGTTATTCAAAATCATGTCCAATTGGAAAAGGTTTCTGATAAAAGAGAGCAGTTCGTAAAAGGCGAATTATTTGAAGTTGGAGATGATGTAGTTATTAAAGCTACAGACGAGGTAGCACGAGTAATGCACCTTGGTTCAAATTATGTTGTTGTAGAATCTAATGGTAAAACTTTACGTAAGTGGGTTGATGCTGTTGAAAGGATTGAAGAGATTTCTAAGTCCACAAAGGATAAAAGAGATGCTCATTTCGATAAGAATGCAGATAAAGCAGATGACGATCCATCTGCATATAAGCCAGCTCCGGGTGATGCTAGAGCAAAAACAAAGACAAGTAAACATACTAAAAAATTCAAAGCAATGTTTGGAGATGACTAATGGTCAAATTTAGAGATTATATCACTGAATCAGATGAAGGACTAAAGAATAAGGCTGAAAAGTCTGGTATGCCGTTAGGAATTCTGAAGAAAGTTTATAATCGTGGAATGGCTGCTTGGAAGACAAGTCATCGTCCAGGGACAACACCTCAACAATGGGCCTTTGCTCGTGTTAACTCGTTCGTAACTAAATCTAAAGGCACATGGGGTGGTGCTGATAAAGATTTAGCAGCAAAGGTAAAATAAATGAAAAGTTTCGATCAATTAAGACTCGGTTTAAAAGAAGGATCTTGGCATTTGCCGGGCGACAAAAAGGTAGCAGCTAGATTTAAAAAAGCAATGTCAAAGCCTATTAAATTAGGTAAAGATGGTGATGATGCTGTTGAAGCAATTGAGCCATATATTGGCGATGATATTCTATATGACGATCTTGCTGCAGCTGGAAAAAAGAAGCCAAATGACGATGCTCGTAAGATTATCATGAAAGCCATGAAAAGACTTAACATTGATCCAAAAACATTTCAATGGAAAGGTGGCAAAAATGAGTCACTCGAAGAAGCAAAGAAGTTTGATTCAAAACTAATTAAACAAGCATACGGTATTGCCAACGATAAGAGATACAAAGGTGGCAACATGACAGGTGCAGTTAAAGCTATCGAGAAACTTGCAAAAGGTTTATCACAGCATCCAGACGTACAAAAAGTTTTAAAAGTAACTAATGAAATGAAAGAAGGTCTTTGGGACAACATTAGAGCAAAAAGAGCAGCAGGTAAGCCTAAAGCAAAGCCGGGCGATAAAGGTTATCCTAAGACTTTAGACATTGAACAAGTAAGTAACGAAGATCTTGTTAAAGAAGATATGAAAGCTGGAAAGTATAAAAAAGGCGAACTCATAGTTAGTGGCCAATGGCCTAACCCAGATGCTTGGGTGAAAGAATACATTATGCCAAACATAGACAAAAAAGGCGTACGTATTTATTCAACCGGACCATCATTTAAAATAGAGAAACTATAATGAAAAAATTTGCACAATTTATAGATGAAGCAGTTAAGCCATCTTTTGGACACCATGCTGACACGCAGAAAAAGAAAATGATAAAGCCATCAGACAAAAGTAAGCTTTTAAAGATTAGACAGATGCTTGATAAAGAAAAAAAGCCTGTTAGAAAAGAAGCTATGAGCCCTAAAGAAAAAGCAGCTCATGATAAAGCTATTGCTGACTTTAAGAAAAAAGGTGGAAAGATTAAAAAATTACCACCAGGGAAAGCACAAGGTTATCATGGTAAAGATGATGCGGGCGATGGTGTTATGGGCATGCTCGACAGAGGAGACTCTTCTAAGTTTAAGAAGGGTAAAAAAGTAAAGCCAATGAGAAGATAAATGCAAGAAATCGGAACAGATAAATATACTAAACACGCAAAGAAAATGACTCCCGGTGAGGCAAAGACTTTTGACGACATCCGTGTTGAAAAGAAAAGCGAAACTTGGGAAGCAGGTTATAAACGTAGAGTAGTAAAAACGACTGATCCTGATCATAAAGCAAAAGGCTTGAATTGGAGAATTAAAGGAAAAGAACGACCTGAGATCTCTATTAAATTATATAAAGAGAAGCCATCACAGGCACAATTTAATAAACAAATGAGAAGAGTAGCGGGGCACGAATTTGGTGGATAAATTTAAAACATTTATAGAAGCTCGTGGCGAAGACGGAAAAGGTCATTTTAGATCTACTAAGTCAGGTGCAGGTATGACTGCTAAAGGTGTAGCTGCTGTTAACAGAAAAACTGGTGGAAATCTTAAAACCGCTGTCACAGGTAAAGTAAAACCTGGGAGTAAAGATGCAGGAAGACGTAAATCTTTTTGTGCTAGAATGAGCGGCGTAAAAGGTCCAATGAAAGACGAAAAAGGTAGACCAACGCGGAAAGCTATGTCGCTTAAACGTTGGAAATGTTAAATTTAAAACAAGGATTATCGGTAATGCCGGCAACAACACAAAATCAGCGATTAGATCGCATTGAAGAAAAGATTGATAAGCTCGCTGAAGCGATGGTGTCGTTAGCGCGTGCCGAAGAAAAGATTGGTAGTCTACAACAAGATCATCAACAAACCTTTGATAGAATGAATCGTTTTAGTGTAAAGCTAGACGAAATTGAGAAAAAAGTAGATTCTAATGCCAAGACAGTAGATTTCATCCACAAACTGTTTTGGGTATGCATCGTTGCAATTGTAACGGGTATTGCAAGTCAAATCTGGATGTAAAAAAGGATAAATAAATGAAAACCGAAGACATCAAAAAAATGGGGCTTGCGTACCTTTCCGTTATCGAAGCTGCCTCTAAAAAAGAAGATAACTCCAACGACAAACAAGATGATGGTGATGGTATGGATAAAGTCCAGCCTAAAGCTGTTAAAAAGAAGTTTGCCGATCGTAAAGATAAAGATCTCGACAACGATGGTGATACTGATTCATCTGATGAGTTTTTACATAAAAAACGTAAAGCTATTTCTAAAGCTATGGACAAAGAAGAGCCAAAGTCCGAAGGCAAACGTGGATTTATTATGGCAGCTAAGGCAGCCAAAGCAAATGGCGATAAGACATTCGTATTTGCAGGTAAAAAATATAATTGCGAAGAAGCTTTAGGTGGCAAATTTGAGTCACTTGACTGGTTAACATATATGGACGAAGACGAATTCGATACACTTATCGAAGAAGCTACTCCAGAGCAATTAGACGAAATCATTGGTACTCTTAAAAAGATTGGTGGCGCTGCTGTCGGCGGAGTAAAGAAAGTTGCTAATAGATTCTCAACTGCTGGTAGAGCAGATGCTGCAGACAATAAATTGGCCAAAGCTAAAAAGAAGGTTGCTGATAAAGATCGCCTTGCAAAAGCAAAGGCAGGATTAGCTGCATTGAAAAAGAAGCCAACTTCTGAAGATGAAGACCATAGTGATGACCAAGATGATGCACCTGCTGCTGATGAAAAGCCAGATGATAAAAAGAAAAAGAAAGTTGCTGAACCAGCTGACGATGAAGTAAAAGAAGAAAAAGACCAAATATGTGAAAAGTGTGGTAAGGTTCATGAAGGTGAATGTGATCCAGCTGATGTCAAAGAATTTAAGCTAAAAGAAATGAAAAAGAAAAAGAAGCTTAAAGCTGATGACGAAGATCCTGCAGATGCAGATTCAGTAGAAGCAGATGACGATGAAGAAAAACCTACAGTGGCCAAAGAAGAAGCTACTATTGAAAAGACATATGCTGGTGTTCAAAGTGGCATGCGTCAAGCAATGATGAAAATGTGGGAAAATGCGCAAACTAAAGGCGCAACTAAACCAGAAGGCCAGTATGACAAAAACTCAAAGTCAGCTGACAAAATGGTTAAAGACCATAAGCCAGAAGTAAAAGGCGACGCTAAAATTGTTGCTGATGCTGCTGCAAAAGTTCCTGCTGTAAAACCATCACCAATGCGTAAAGGTGATAACGCAGCAGGCGATAAAACTATTATTAATAAACCATCGGAGAAATAATTATGGCTATATCACCCCCAGGCTGGGCTAAAGATGCTACTCCAACTGCACGCGGTTGGGTATCACCAAATGGTGAACTTCTGAAATCTCAAAGAATTTCAGAAGCTGACATTGCAGAATGGAATGGAGCTGCTCCGGCAGCTGCACCAATTCCAGAAGCGATTGTAGAAGTTCCTGTTCAAGAAGCAGAAATGCTAAATGAAGCTGCTCCTACAAAGTCATTAGATGATATGACTAAGCGCGAACTGGAAGCATTCGGAAGATCTGAATACGGTATTGAATTAGACCGTAGACAATCTAAGGAATCCTTGATCGAAGAACTTGAAATCCAAGGAATTCCTCACTAATATATAATTCTTTAAGAATATATTAGGTGACGAATGTTTAATGAATTAAGCGAAAGCAACATATATCTTTATGCTGCTCAAAATTATTATAATCCTCGTGGTGCAGATCAAGAGGAATTTGATAAGGACATAAAAAGATTTAAGTACATCAAACGTCTGGTAAATCGGTATCTGGAAACAGGTGATTTATCAGAACGTTTGATACTTAATCATATTATTGTAGTCTTTAATGTATTTGGAATAGAAGCAGGAATTAAAATTCTTGCAGTCAAACTAGAAGGTAGACACTGGCCAGTAGTTAAACCATTCTTAGTCTATCTTAAGTATATAAAAAATGATGAGTTTACTAATATTGAAATGGACCAAACAGTGGTCAATAAGCTAAGGAAGATTTAAATGGGTTTATTAACAAGAGCAGGTGATCTAGTCTACACCTTCAGATTTCTGAAGTTACTAGTTACTCCGTTTGAAAAAACTGATGCATTTAAATTAGGAATTGTGGATAGTAACGGTGTACGAGATAAAAGCGTCAAGCTTGATTCTACCACTAAAAAATCAGCATACACATATTTCGTTCGATTAGTATTCAATATCAAAAAATTACTTGCAAAAGTCCCAGGCGGTAGTTCTCGCTTAGGTACATATGCTGCAGCTTTATTTTTAGTAAAAGAAAAACTAGAATTAAGCGATGACAGCTGCATGAAAATTATGGAGAAATCAGGTTACGAACCACTTGATTTCCTTGCAGAACAAAACACATGGTTTACACTTGCTGATGGTATGCTATCTCCGGGTGTTTATAGATTATATGAAGATAAGATTGTAAATTCAACCGCTGAGTCAATTGTAAAAGCAAAAGATAAAATCATGGTAGAACCTGATTGTTATCCAGTAGGTGAGATGCTTGGCCTTAGCATATATGAAGTAAAGCATTATAATACAATGCAGCCAATATATGTCACAATTAGCGAGATCTATTCATGAAGAAAATCACAGACAAAATAAAGAAAGAAGAGGCTCCGGCCACAAATACTTCTTCAATACCAAATATTCCTGGGTTGTCAATAACAAATGTTACAGATAAACGTAGGAAAAAAGATAAACCGCCACTTATGTTAAAACGATTTAGGGAGTATCTAAAATGATAGCATTACTAGGGTCGCTTTTAGGATTTGCTGGTTCAGCAGTTCCTGCTATAACCGACATTTTTAAAGCTAAAGGCGATAGAAAACACGAATTAGACAAATTGCAACTTATGGGGCAATTTAAAAGAGATGGAATGGAATTCGATCTCAAGATGTATAATACTATGGGTGCTGATGAAGAGCACAAAAGACTCATGGAACATGACATCGCAATTTCAAAAGGAACTGGTTTCATGTCAGGCTTACAAAAGTCTGTTAGACCAGTTATCACGTATGGTTTCTTTGGGTTATTCGTAACAATTGAAATCACCCTCCTTATGAGCGCAATTGAAATGGGTACATCATTTGCTGATGCTATTCAATTGTTATGGGATGATGAAACAAAAGCAATTTTTGCAGCCATCATTTCATTCTGGTTTGGTTCAAGAGCAGTAGAAAAAGCCAGAGCAACTAAAGCAAAATAATTAAAATATTTTTGTTAAAA